CCCGGACATGTATAAGTTTTTCCCATCTTTGTCATCAGACTCAACGACCATTTTTGCTTCGTTGAAACTGAGATTCTCTCGGAGGTATAAAGACATATTTTTAATAGTCTCGTTTAATTACTTACGTGCTTTAAGAATACTGTTTGTGTTGCTTTCGCCACGGCCACTTGTATCCTTTGCGCCAACTTGTTGACCTGGCTTGTTAAACCCAGCTTGACGATCAATTCCGCCGCCTTTAACTTGAGTTTTGAAACCTGTCTTACCAGCTTTGCCGCCAGGAACATTAATGTTACCTTTAGCATCTGGATTAGGAACAACGTTTGGCTTCATTACGCCTGGGCCTTGAACTGTTGAGCGTGTGCCTTGGTCGCCGCGTACTTCTACGTGACCTTGAGCAATATTAGCTGATGTACCGCCCATATCGTTCTTGCTAGCAACAATGCTCTTGGTATTTGTTGAACCAGTTACTGATCCAGCTTGTGCGCCAACGTGTTGACCTTCGCCTGGATTAGCTGAATCCCAATTCATACCGACTTTTTCTACATATTCACGGATTAATTGCTCATCGCTGTCAATTGACTCGTATGGCATACCTGTGTCTTCTGCATTGTGGTGTACGTGATGGATAGTTTTTGTACCACTGCCCATTGATTCGTCTTCTTCTTGCTCTGCGCCCATGTCACCCATGTCGTCATCGCCGCCTAATTCTTGACCTGGCTCTAAATCGTCCATTGCACCACCGTGGTCACCTGCACCACCAGTTTCTTCTTCATGCTTTTCACCAGCTAGCATTTGGTCAAATTCTGCTTTTAAGTCTTCTAAAGCATCTTCTAAATCTTGTACACGATCTTCAACGTCGCCTTCTGGCTCTGCATCGCTGTCACCCATTTCGGTGTCATCTTCGCCAGAGTCTTCGCCGTCATCTTCTACATCGCTAGCAAAGTCATCAGTAGCATCGCCACCAATATCGCTGTCGCTGTCTTCAGAATCGTCGTCTTTGTCTTCCTCATCCTTGGCTGGAGGGAAATCGCTTTCTAGCAATTCTTCGTAAATTTCACGAGATTTTGCTACTACGATGTTGTGGAATAATTCTTTTGCTGTTTCTTGATCTTCATTGATCAATGCCTCAAGCATGGCTTCAAATTGCTTACGATCAGTCATGTTTATCTCCTGTGGTTTTGTTTACAAGGCTGTAAGATATTTACACTATTGTTTGAAAATAGTGCTAATATAGATGAAAAACAGGCCGTTTTATGGCTGTTCTTAATTATGCTGGTGCAGGCTCAGGAGGTTTAGCATACATTGTATGAATAAACTCGAGCTCTGTCTCTTGTTCTAGTATATGTGCTTCACTGGCTTTGCGCAATTCATTAATTTGAGATAATGTTAATCGCGTCTTGCGAGTGTCTTTTCGTTGCATCTCACTGCCGTCACGATTTGCGTTGTAACGCATGTCGTTAGCAACATGTCGTGTGTTAGCATCAATATAAAAGAGTTCTCTTAAAATCATAAAGTATTTATGCAGATGGCGGTGGAGCACTAGGTGCCGATGCGGCTGGTCCGCCAGGACCGCCTCCAGTCATAGATGGATCTTCACCTGGAGTTTCCATACCTTCTGGTGCTGTTAAATCACTTTCGTCATTCATATCTCCAGCGATTCCTCCGGCAGATAAGCCTGCGCCGCGCAATTCTCCAGCACTATCAGTATGCGTAGGCATACCTTGGCCTTGTTCTTCACTCCACAGGCGTTCGTTTTCAGCCATTTCGTCGTCGCTTAGACCTAAGAAACGTTTTAATGCAAAGCGATGACTTACATAAGGCAGTGCCGCTACTGTGGTAAATGATGTAATACGCTCTGCATCAAGTCCTGCTTGACGGCTACTTGCAAAATTAAGTGGTGGATTAAATGTTAAATCAAATAATGTGCTGTCTACATTAACTCCACGTGAGTAAATGTAACGTTTGAACTCTTCATCAAACACTGTAGATACTAAACTTTGTAGTCTTTCGCAGTATTTGTTAAAGCGTAGCTCTTGAATGTATGCTGTACCAACCCGACCATCGTTGTAACTGCTGTTACTATCGTCTGCACCTGTTGGTAAGTAGCTACTTGGTATACGTAAACCACGGAATAACTTGTTGGTAAAGTATTTTAAGTCGTCAATCTCGCCTAGGTTAGTACCGCCAGGCAATGTTGTGACATCACTACCACGTCCGTCTGCTGATTTAGGAAAGAAATAGTCTTCGTTAATGCTTAATGGATTGTATGCACTGTCAATAACGTTCTGGCCGCCGCCATTTTGACTAGGAATTCTACGTTGATGAATCTGGTCTTTGACTCTTTCCACAAACGCCATGGCCAAATGGCTAGGCATGTTACCTACATCTATGTGAAAGATACGTCTTTCTGGAGCACGTTGTATGCGATAGATAAGAATAGCATCTTCTAATAGTTCTTTTTGCTTGTAAACTTTAAAGATGTTTTCTAATAAGCTGTTACCAAACGGATAGTTGTTGTCTAAGCCTTCGCTTAGTGACAAATGAATAACGTGTTCTGCATCAATAGCATATTCTCCGTCTTTTTTGTCAAAGCGTCCGCCTGCGGCTGTTGGAATAGATCCACTCATACCACGACCACCCATGCCGCCTCCTTGGCTTGCATTGCTTTGTGTACCGCCTCTGTTATAATCTCTTACATTAGGACTAATCTGTGTAGTCACCAGGTTCATAAAATTAGGATTTAAATCTTTGACCACATACTGCTCTGGCTTTTTACCTTCGCTTTCATTGGCAATGATCTTAATAATCTTGTTAGGATCAACGTGATACCATTTTTGATTTTCCGGATCGCGAATAAAAAAGCTATCGCCATATTTGAATGTATTACGCATTATGCGAAAAATACGAATGTCAAACTTTTGCAATTTGCTCCATTGATTAAGATACTCACCTAGAATCTTAATTTCAGAATTAGTTGCTTTACTACGCCAGTCAATCTTAAACGGACTATGCCCTGCTTTTTCTTTTTGTGTAGTAAACTCTGCTAGAATATCTAATGCCGCATTAACTTCTGGATCGCTGTCCATTGTTTCATATTGATTGTAACGTTCTATACGATTTGGACTGCCAGAATATACATCTGGCAAATAACTTGAATAGTTTGTTTTAGCAGGGCCCATGCCAGTACTCGATGTTCCGGGCCCTAAAGCACTACGTCCCGAGCCGACAGCTACTGGTGTGAAGAATTTTTTCCAACTCATATTATGTTAGGTCCTTAGTATACACTATCTGACGCCTCGATAGCTTTTACGGTTTGTTTAACAGCATCGGCTGTATTTTTGGTAAATCCCGCAACAGCCTCCATAGTAGTATTTAAGTTTTTAATTTCTGATACTAATATATCTTGGTTTGCAATGCTATTACTGCTTGAGTTAGTTATTGCATTAGACACAACTTGCGCAACTTCTGGTGCAACTCTTTGCAACTGACCTGATAAAATTGGGAACATTCTCATACCGTCCGTCATGCTAGCTATTAATGTTTTAGTTTGTCCGTTATTATACACACGGGTTGCGGCTTCATCTGCTTTATATTCAAAACCTAATTCACCAAATATAGTACCACGTCCAGCACTGCTTGAACCACCTAGGCCTTTTTTGTCAGGATCCACTATTTTTGAAGAACCTAAAAACATATTAGAATAACTTGTAGTTGTTTCTTTCATGTTGTGCAACGTTTTGTCAGCATCCGACATTTTATCCCAACCTTCTGGTTGAACTCTATTTCTAAGTTCTTCTACTTTATTAGCGGCTGAAGTGCCATTGTTTATCCAAGGTAGTAAGTTAAATTTCTCAAGGCCACCGCCGGCTTTACCTAGTTCTCTATTAAAAACATCGACTTGTTTTATAGTAGCTTCGCCTAAATCTTTTATTCTACTTTGTACATTCAAGTATGCCTGAGTAGATTGTCTACCAGGATCTATCTCTCCGGGAGCGACTCCTGGAGGGCCGCCTTTACCAAGATTATTACCGCCTGCAATATTAAATTCACCGTTTTCTCGGATTTTAGTAATAGCTTCTTCAAGAGTCATCTTGCCGCCGCTTCGAGAAATTTCACCTAAAATAGCATCTCGAAAAGGTTGTAGTCCTTTTAACGTTTCTTTTTGTTCTGCTGATAGATTGTCATATATCGTTAACATTCTTGATTGATTAGTCATAACTTCGGTAGTCATATGCTCATTTATGTTTGCCATATATTCAGCGGCTTTGCGTCTGTCATCATCTGACCGTGTCACATCTTCTATGATTCGGGCCTGTTGTTGCATCATGGCCAGTGTCCGAGGCGCTAACTGATTCATAACATCTTGTGCTGGGCCATATACTTGACCGTTATTACTAGTAGCTTGTATGGCTGCATCTCGAACCATAGCTGGAGCATTTTTCATTCCTATCGCAACAGTTTTTTGTAACTCACTATATATTAGATCGCCGTTTAATAAATGCTGTTCTTTTTTAGCGTATGATCTTGCATCTTCAGCAAAATCTTTTATTGCATCTAGTTGTTTTTCTCTACTAACTCCCATAGTCTCAGCTGTCAGGGCCATACTCTTAGCTAAAGAATCTGTTGCTTTTGCAACCCTAGCCATAGCGTCTTCGTTTTGTAAGTTTAATCCAGTCCATCCCCGGATAACATTGCCCATAATGTCTGCACGTTCTTTTTCCTTAATACCCAACATTTGAAAATTCTTTTGATAGTCACTTTTGGCAAAATAATCAACTGCACTGGAAAATAAGAAAGTAGCTTCGGTTAGTGACCTACCAAATGATAAACCGCCTGAACCCATATTTTTTATTACATCTGCAAAATCGTCATAGTTTAATCGCATCTTACCCATGGACGCATTTACGTTCATGGCATTGCCGTACATGGTTGGGCCTAGCTTACTAAAATCTTGCCAATTTTTTACACTTTCGTCTACAAACTGTATAGTTCCGCCAAATGCATCACCTAAAAGTTTTCCCAAACCGCCAAACATAGGAGTAATACCCGATGTCAGAATGTTAGTTAAATCTGGAATACCTGCTGTTTGTCGTACTAACTTGCCTACAAATGTTTCAAGGGCTCCGGCACTGTTAAACAATCCATTTACAACACTTTTGGCAGCTTCGCCTACAGCACCAGTTCCGGTTGGCGAGCCGACAGAATTTGACTGAGGGTTTGATTGGGTGCCGCCGCGCATTTGCTGTAGCAAGTCGCGCATCATATCGGTATTTTCCCGGACTCTATCTTCTAATGTTGCCATTTAATTTCCCTAGAAATATGCGCATATAAATACATGCATAATATATTTATCTGGAGGAAAAACAATGGATAACCCATTAAAAAAGTATTTTAGACAACCTAAGATTTTTACCACATTACCTACTAGAGGTATCTTTTCCGATCCCGGTACTTATGTAGGTGATACAGAAAATATGCCGGTCTATGGAATGACCGGCATGGACGAAATTTTAATGAAAACTCCAGATGCTTTATTGTCTGGAGAAAGCACAGCACGAGTAATTGAAAGCTGTTGCCCTGTGATTAAAAATGCGTGGAATATTAGTGTTTTAGACCTAGATGCTATCTTGTGCGCTATTAAAATTGCTACCTACGGTAATACGTTGCATATTAGTCATAAGTGTACTGCATGTGAAGCTGAAAACGATTATGATATTGAATTAGGAGATATTGTAACTCATTTTAAAAATTGTCAATACGACGGTACAGTACATTTAAAAGATGTTACTATTAAACTACGCCCGTTAACTTACAAAGACTGGACTAATTTTCAACTAGTAACATTTGGCATCCAGCGCCAATTAAATCAAACTAGCAATATAGAAGATGCTACCGAAAGAAGCCGAGTGATCAATGAACTATTGGCACAAGTAAACGATTTGCAGAAAGAAATGCTATCTCAGCAAATCGACCGAGTAGAAGTCGCTGAAGGAGTTGTTGATCAACGTACATTTATTAACGAATGGATTGTTAACAGCGAGCAAATAGTCTACGAAAAGATCAAAGAACAAATTGAAAAAAATAGAAAAACTTGGGAAATACCAACAACTAAAGTTATTTGTGCAGATTGTCAAGCAGAAAATGCAGTAACTATTAGCTTGGATCAATCAAGTTTTTTCGGGACAGCCTAACTAGATTATCAAACGAAGAAATTGAGCAATACCTAGTTAGGCTAGATCAACACGTAAAAAGATTTAAAACAGAATTATTTAGAATCGCATGGTACATGCGGGGCGGTGTTAATATTAACGACTTGTTTGATCGTTATAGCACTGAAGATATTGAAATTATTTCTACTATTGTTAACGAAAATATCGAAGCTACTAAAAAATCACAAATGCCATTACTTTAATAGTTTTGGCCGTTGTGATTATAGTCAAACTCTGTTTTAAACGGCTGTACATCCATCCTACTGCCTGCACGAATTTTAGCACGTTCTTTGTCCGGGTCGTAGTCAAAGTTAAGATCTGGGATATCAGCTATGCGTTTTTTAGTATCAGGATCTGGTGAAATATCTACACCAGTTTGCTTTTTAACATAGCCGGTAAATGCATCAATTCCTATATTAGCAACCCAACCAATACCGTTTATGATAATGTCTGGGATCCACTCTCTAATAAATGCTACACCCGCCGGTGTGTTTAGCCACGCGGCAAATAAAACATAGCCAGCGCCTGCGGCAAATGTTGCAACTACAATAGCGGCTCCACCTACCCTGCCTCCACCATTTCTGGCTACAGCTTTTAAAAGTTCTTTTAAGAATATGCCAAATGTTCCTGCAACTACACCTTTCATAATTGGCACAGCAACTATACTAATAACACAAATGCCAGTAATGCCATTCCTCTGTCCAATTATATAATCATCGGAGTAAGTGTATTGCCCGTTTTCATCTTTTTCTTTGGATAATTCATTAAGAGCTTGCATCTTACCATACCACATGTATATAGGTGCGGCAATTTGCGCGGCAACAAGGAATCTTCTTAATACAATTCCCCAACGCTGTTCTAATACTGCTTCTACTTGTGCGGCGTTAGCTCTGCGTTGAGCAAAGAAACTCAAACGGGGCTCTTCTGTAAACGATGTCCGAGCTCCGTTTGGATTGCGACGGAACTCCTCCTGTAATACTGCCATGATCTGATCATCGCTTAAATTACGAGGATTGAATTGTGTTTCAGTTATAATGTCTAGGACTTTCATATCTTATATTTACCTGTGTTAAGATGAACTAGCGTTCATCTGTTCTTCGCTTGCGCTCGAACTTATATCTAAAGTAAACATAGTTAAGTGCGAAGCACTTTAAATATTATCTAGATTGTTCAGTCACACTTAGCCCTGGCGGGCTAAAAATGAACATTATCTGAGTTGAGCAGTTCACTTAACGTTACAGCATTACAGTGGCGGTTGTCCGGTACCACGAGCTGAGTCTTATACAACGGCG